AATATCCGTTTCATCTGTTAACTCCCTATAGGCTTCTTCCGAAGTTTGCTTAAGGTTTATTACCCAGTTTAGGATATCTAACTGTCCTTTGGCGTAGTGTAAGTCCTCAACACCAGTCAATCTTTCGATCTTGTTGTAGGCATCCAGCATTTTCTGAATGTCTTCAAGTAGATCTGTCCATCCTTTTGAGGCCATCATGTCAAACCTAGCCTCATAATATTCCTGAATGTCTTTATCCACAGTTTCTCCTATCTAGGACTGTGTTGTATTTCTACAACATATAATTTATTATACCATACTTTTCTTGATTTGTCAAGTACTTATTGAACTTTTCTATTCATCTGAGCTTCGACAATGTTTTCCTTAGTTTCAATCTCTCGTTCCTTTAGGATAAGCTCAGCTACCTTGGCACGGCGCTCAAACTCTCCTTGGTTGGAACCATCTAAGTTAGCAGATACTGACTGAATTACCTTAGCTCGTAGTTCCTCTGGCATTAGCTGAGCTTCAACCATAGTCTTCTGAGCCTTAGCTATAGCTTCCTGAGCGTCAGCTTGGGACTCTGCTGCCCTAGAGTTAAGCTCGTTGATCTGCGCCTGAACCAGTTGGATCTGGGCCTGCATCTGAGCCTGCTGCATAGCCTGAGCTTCTGGGTTAGGCTGGTTCATCTGGTCTAGGGCTGCTGCAAGTTCTTCCTTATTGGACAGACTGGAGCCTTTGATGATGCCTTTCAAGACCAAAGGCAGTATAGGACTGTCAGGACCAAGGGTTTGCAAGAGGCCGATGAACTGTTGCTGCTCGTACTCTCTAGCTACCATGCCTAGGGTAGAGGCTGGTGTAAATCTAAAGTCCTGAGATGGGTAACGCTCTGGATCAAACTGCATATAACGGTAGGCTACCTTCTTAATCAGAGGAATCAAGAAGTCATCTTGGAAGTTCATAAGAGCCTGCTTGTTCTTCTTGATGATAGAAGACATAGCTAAGGACATAGAAGCACCGCCAGACTCTCCCTGAGCTACAGAACGAGTCATAGCCTGACTATCTAACGTACCTGTAGCTTGCAGTAACATGGTCTCAAACTCTTTAGCAGTAGAAATGTTGCCTGCATCGGTAGAGCCAAACTTAAATGGAAAGAGGATCTCATTAGGATTACCGTTGGTAAGCAGAGTCTTTCCGGGTTGAACCTTGTAGCTTACACCACGAGGGAGCCTTGTAGCATCCGCTGCCATCATAGGGGCCGTAGTCAGTGCTAAAGAGTCCAGATGACTACGGAGTTGAGCGTCAATAGCTTTCTGCATATTGTAGCCCTTTTGCACGGTTCCCATACCTACTAACCTACCCGGAACCTTCTCAGGTACATAGGTTACAATAGGACGGTCTTTCATCATGTATGGATTAGCTTCTGCCTTAAGTAGATATTGTCCGTTAGCAATAACAACTATAGCCTCAACCATGTCTGCATAACGGTCTGCATCGCTATCTTCAGGGAACAGATCTTCTACTTCACCTTCTTCATTCTCTAACTGCTCTAGATACTCACGAGGAACTAACCCGTAGTAGCGAAGGACTCGTACCTTGTCTTCTTGGTAAAGTGAGTCCAGTTGATTTGGGATGAGATCAGCGTCACTAAACTCAGGACCAATATTAACCTTTCGATAGATTCCATCTTCAATACCTTTAACCACTTTAAATAAACTTGTGTACTCCTCAACAGCTACGCCAAGACTATCATCTACCGACTCAGAGTTAGGATCCCAGATAAAGTTACGAGGATGTACTGATTTAACAGGGATAGATACACGTTCTACTTCCATTACACCAATAGCTGTAGCCTGTCCGTTTGGCATTGGCTGCATAGCTGGCTGCAACTCAACTGTAGATTTAACATGAATCTCAGCCACACCAAGGCCAAAGACTTCTGCATTACGATTTACTTCTGACCAAGTCTTGTCTACTTTGTCTTTCTTTAAGTCATCATGAAGCTGACGCTTAACAATCTCAATGTCCATCTCTTGCTGATCAGCAGCATCATCTTCCATCTCAAAGAACTCTCCACGACCAGTGGTGGCTTCGATGATCTCTGAGGTTTTATTTTCTACAGCCTGTCTGATAGCTGGAGATACAATCTTAGCTCTCTCTGATTCACGAGTCTTGTCTTCATCAGACCACACGCCATAATAGAGGCGCTCGTACTCATCCCACTTAGCCTGATAGTTTGTATCACGGTATTCTTTCCACCGATCACAATGATCAATAATAAAGGCTACTAATTCTTTATCTGATTCTGATACTGGGTCTTCTTGAAAGTCACTCATTGCATATCCTCTACTGTACTAGGAAAAGGAGAAACATAATCTAGACGTGCGTCTAAAGCGCCGCCCTCGTTATTAATAAACTCTGTTGGTCCAAGAGGACGGTCAAATGCTGCCATCGTATCTCTGTCTTGTCCCATCGTTGCTGGAAATACTTTACCTTTAGTTTTATCTTCTGAACCAGAAGTACGTGCAAAGAAAGGATCTTCAAATCGTAGCTGTACGTTACGTGCCTCAGCCTCGCCATATGCTTTTAAATAATCACGAGTAGCTTTTTCTTTGTCAGCCTTAGACGCTTTTTCCCAAGACTTGTCAGTGTACTTCTTTAAGAATTTATTTTTATTCGTTCCCTGTAGGAAGTTTTCTATTTGCTGAGCATAGTGTTGCGACTCATGAAGCAAACCAGAAATAACAGCTACTGGGTCTTTCTTAACAAACGGGTCCGAACCAATATTAAGATCAATGACTTTACTGTCTAGGTTATACGCACCAAATGATAAAGGTTTGTCTGGTTGATTCAGCATCCTGACTTCTCTATTAGCTAAGTCTGGATAAAACTCATACAGCTTTGGGTGGCTTAACAAGTCTTGCACTCGATAAGTCTCACCTTCCTCAAGCATATCTACTGGTATTGTAAGCCTTGCGTCTGTATCAGGAATCTCAAACCTTAGCTTATCATCTGGCCCATAACCCATACCAGTTCTAGTTACTTGGTCTTCAAAACTAGCGCCACGCTTAGCCATCTCTTTTGCTAGTTTCATACTGCCTTCCATAAGGTCAGTCTCTTCATCAGAAGCAGAACGCAAATAGTTCATTAAAGCTTTTTGACCGCCGATAATTTCAGGGCGTGATAGTTCTGGTGGTTTCTCTTCAAACAAAGATCTTCCACTTTTACCAGACGCAGTAATAAACTCTTCTGGTATTTCTAAGAGTCCTTTAAATAAACGAGCAATAGCCATGTTAGTATCCTGATATTTCGTCTAGGGCTTCGTACTCTTCTTCTTCAATCATATCTGTAAACTCGGTGATACCAATCTGGTCTATGTAAGCTAGGGCATCAATCAAGTCATCGTGTACTGCACTATTGGGAAAGTTAAGAAGCTGGTCTACGAACTGCTTATTCCACTCGCCTCTAACTAACTTAATCCTTCCATGCTCGAAGCGACCCTGTAAAGCCCATACTATGCGGTCCGTCTTCTTCTTGTTGCCATGTGTCAGTTCTATCACTGAGATGAAAAACGACTTCTTCTTCATCAAGTCTTGTAGGTACGGGAGTACGGCGTTCCGTGCCATTCCCCGCTCGATACCTACTAGCCGCACATCGTAACTTCTTGCTGTTTCTAATATCTTGTTTGCGGTTTCTTTGATATCCCATCGTCCAAACACTATAGTATCTACAAACCATCCATCCAGAGTAACCTTGACTACGGCAATTGCGGTTTCATCTAGATGCTTTTTCTTGTTGCTGGCCTGCTTGCTTACATCTTCAAAGCCAGCCAAATCAACAGCGATGTAATACTGACCGTCACTAGGAGTATCATCGCTATCAACATAATGTATCCATTCGTCTTTAAATAACTCTGAGGACGCTGCCTCGAAACTAGCAAGGTATTCCTGTCTAAAACTGAAGGAAGACATTGACTTCTTTGCGGCCTCAATCTCTTTAGGATCGAGAAGAGGATTATCAAAAGAAGTAAAGTGAAACGATACCCAATCTTCATCTTCATCCTTTTGGGCCATCTGGTACAACTCGTAGAAGTGATTCCTGCCCTTTGGTGTTCCAATGAACAGTGCTCCACCCTTTACGTCTGACAGTGCTGGTCTAAGAATCTGCTCGAACACTTGAGGCTTCATGTCAGCGTACTCGTCAACTACGACATACGCTAGACCAACACCTCGCATTGTATCTGGACGGTCAGACCCTTTTAGGTAGATCTTCCTGTCGTTTACTAAAGTTATTACCGCCGTATTCTCGTGGACAGTTTTGATAACTTCGTGTCCAAGCTCTTTAAGAACCGTCCACATAATGTCTTTAGCTTGCTGAAAAGTTGGGGCAACATAGAAGACATCCTTCTCTTTAGATTTCAAAGCCTCAATAATGAGGGTCCAAGCTGCCAGTCTTGACTTACCAAACCGTCTACCTGCAGCTACTACCTTAAATCTATGATCGTCATTAAATACTTCAGTCTGTTTTGGATGCAGCTCGACTCTAAGGTTTGCCATCCGAGTCCTCTACATCAATAACTTCGTATCCAATCTCCTCAGTCTCTGTGGCAGCTATCTGGGGAGTACCTGTTGTAACAATCTGAACCTGTATCGAGTTGCTTCTGCCCTGACCCTGCTTCTCAAAGTGAGAGATTGGCAGCAGTCTGTCGATGCACATCTTGAGGCAAGCCACCTGATCCTTGTCCCCATCGTCCATTGCCTTGCGGAGTACGGTCTCAATGACCTTCTCACCGCTGGTGGACAGAAGACGGGCATAGAAGCCACCTGATCCTTGTCCCCATCGTCCATTGCCTTGCGGAGTACGGTCTCAATGACCTTCTCACCGCTGGTGGACAGAAGACGGGCATAGAACTCTTTGATTCTTGCTGCCTCGCCGGGAGGACGACCTACCACGCCTCGCTTTTTCTTGGATTCGACATCAGCTTTTCTGGGTCTGCCCCTTTTTTTAGCAGGGGACAGGGTAACACCTTGAGCTTCTAAGGACACTTTAGTGTTTCTCCTTATTATCTATGTAGTTTTAAATTATTAAGAATTATTATTATGATTATTGTATTTAGTTTCTACATAGTTTGTTCTTAATACATTTATTATAGCATACTTTTTCTTAAAAGTCAAGTACTTTGTACTATTTAGGAGCTAAAGTGTACAGATTAGCAGCTTCAGAGTGTACAGATTAGTCCTACTTTATCTACAAAGTCCTACACTTTAGTAACTATTTGATTTATATAGGCTTTTTATAGTCCTATTTTGTACTATTTAGGGCAGTTTTCCCACTATTTAATTGCTATTTTACCTTCTCTTGTGTGCTGTAGGGTACTCCGCAACTCCATAATGTGAAATACCC